GTCACTGGAGCCACTACGCTTTCTTCCACTCTGGCTGTTACTGGCACAACCACTCTGACGGGTGCTGCCACTCTTACCGCCAACCCCACTCTGTCGGCTGGCACAGCCAACGGGGTTCTGTATCTCGACGGCTCTAAGGTTGCGACAAGTGGTAGTGCGCTGACTTTTGATGGGGCGAGTCTTGCATCAACGGCTGCGTGGGCTACTGGGAAAGGTCAGATTTATACCGATGCGTCATCAGGAAATTTATCTGGCATTGCAAACAGGTACAACGGCGTTGAAAAAGGCTACTTGTATTACGACAACACAAGCAGCACATATAACTTATACGGTGGCACTGGTGTTTCTCTGGTGTTCTCGGCAAACCTTGCAGAAAAAATGCGCCTGACCTCCACAGGTCTTGGCATTGGGACGAGTTCGCCTTCTACAAAACTTGATATATACGATGCCTCATCTCCAAGGGTTGCTGTTTCTGGCCCCTCAACTGCTACGGGGTATTTGGTATTTAGAAACACCACTTCTGGAGTTAACAGAGGATATGTGGGGTATGAGTTTGCCAACGATGCAATTCTGTTTGCAACTGCTGGCTCCGAGCGTATGCGTCTCGACTCCTCTGGCAACCTTGGTCTAGGGGTTACGCCGAGTGCTTGGAGTGCAAACTATAAGCCGATTCAACTTGGACAATACGCAAGTGTTGCGGCCGAAATTTCAACTGTTGGACAGGCTTTGTTCGCCAACAACGTATATGCAACTGGCACAGGTTCGTCTCCAACATACAACCGTGTTGCGGGTTCTAGTGCATCAATGTATTTGCTGGATGCCAACGTCCATAAATGGTTTACTGCTGGAACTGGAACTGCTGGTTCTGCCATCACCTTCACCCAAGCAATGACGCTGGATGCGAGTGGGAATTTGGGGGTTGGAAGTACATCCCCCGTTGCAAAACTTGATGTTAACGGTAGCGCAGTCTTGCGTATCGCATCGGCCACAGAAAGTCGCACGTTGGGTTTTGTTACTTCCAACGGCGTATATGGATGGACTATCGGTAACGGTGTTACCGCCTCTGCTGACCAGTTTGTGATTTACAGCAATACCGCTGGCGCGGCTCGGATGTTAATCGACTCCAGCGGGAATTTGCTGGTGGGGACTACGAGCCAATCTGGAAAACTTGCAGTTAGCGGAGCCGCAACTTCCGCACCGCTTGTTACTTTTAACAGTTCTACGGCTGGTGATGTTGGTCAACCTGGGCTTCGGATTGGTAAGCAGGACAACAATACGACAACTTCACAAATCATTTTGCAGGCCACCATTCTTTCCACTGGTGCGGGTGCTGGTCAAATCAATATGAACGGGGCTAACACATTGGCCTTTGGCACATATTCAGATGCTCGATTGAAAGAAAACATTGTTGATATACCACCTCAACTTGCCAACATCATGGCATTGCGTCCTGTTGAGTTTGATTACATTGCGTCTGAAGGAGGTGGACATCAAACTGGTTTTATTGCTCAAGAAATGCAAAAAGTTTATCCAGATGCTGTAGGTGAACGAGAAGATGGGATGCTTACTGTCTCGGCGTGGAGCAAAACTGAAGCCCGTTTGGTCAAAGCAATTCAAGAACAGCAAGCCATCATTGAACAACTCAAGGCCGATGTGGCCGCATTGAAAGGAGCATGAAAATGCAAATCACTTGGACAATCTCTAATCTCGACCGCCGTACCTCTGACGGTTTTGTAACAACGGCACATTGGACTTGTTCGGCAGTAGACGGAGAGTTCTCCGCTTCTGTTTACGCCACTTGCTCATGGGCTGAAGGACAGCCGACTGTCGCCTATGACGCTCTGACACAAGAAACTGTGTTGGGTTGGGTGTGGGCATCTGTGGACAAAGCCGCTACTGAGGCTGCTGTGACCGCACAGATCAATGCTCAGAAGAACCCTGTTCAAGCTTCTGGGCTTCCTTGGTAAATAGGCAATCCACCAGCCTTTGATGGTGGCTTATAGGAGAATCAGCATGGGAAAAAATGAAAAGACCCCACTGAAGATTGATGACAAAGAGTATCTGTTTGAAGACTTGACACCCGAGCAACAAGCGATGGTGAACCACGTGGCAGACTTGGATCGTAAGATCGGCACTGCTCGGTTTAACCTTGATCAGCTTGCTGTTGGTCGTGATGCTTTCATGGGGATGCTAAAGAAATCTCTTGATGGTGAGTAATGGAACCTTTATCGACAGCCTTGGCTGCTTTTGCAGCGGTTCAAAAGACTGTTCAAGTCATCAAACAAGCCCAAAAGACCATCAACGATGTGAGTTCTCTTGGGCCTCTGGTGTCTCAGTATTTTGGAGCCAAGCACGAGACAATTAAGGCTGTTGAGCAGGCTAAAAAGAAAGGTGGATCATCCTTAGCGCAAGCGGTTCAACTGGAGTTGGAACTATTATCTCAAGAGAAGTTTGAGAATGAGCTAAAGATGATATTCTTCACCACCGGGCACGCTGATGTCTGGGACAAGATAACAAAAAGGGTAGCAGAGGCTGAAAAAGAGGCTAAAGAAGCTCAAAGACGAGCCAGAGATGCTGCAATTCAGAAAGCTAAGAAAACCAAACAGTTCATTGAAACCTGTATTGGTGTCGGTTTGGTAGTGATCATTGTCCCGCCCCTGCTTTGGGTGCTTATCAACGGGATTATTTTTGCAAAAGATCAAGGATGGTTTAAATGACTGATAAGGAAGATATCAGCCACGCTGAAATATACGAAAGACTCTTGACAGTTGAGCAAAAAGTTGATAAGATCGACCGCAATACGCAGGATGTGGTTAAAGCTTTTAACGCAGCGGCAGGGGCTTTCACGGTATTAGAGTGGTTGGCTAAAGCAGTCAAACCTATTATTATTGTTGGTGCTTTCTTTGGCGCTATCTATGCTGCCGTAACTCATAAGGTGAATCCATGAAAAAAGCTAAAGGTCAAGAAAAAGTTGGTAAAGTGATGCGTGAGTACAAAGAAGGTACTCTGCATAGCGGTAAAGGCGGCCCCGTCGTCAAGAATCGTAAGCAGGCCATTGCGATAGCGATGAGCGAAGCAGGCATGGCTCAGAAGAAGAAAAAGAAGAAGTAAATGCGTGAATATAGCGTTGGTCTAAACCTCGTAGCCGATACACTGACTACGGTATATACGGTTCCTACTGGCTACTATGCTAAGTGGAACCTTATGTACTTATTTAATGGCTCTGGTTCGACTAAGCACTGCACTGTTTATTGGACGGATTCCAGCGCAAGCACTAATATTTATGTCTTGAATCAGAATACCGTATCAAGTAAAGAGTATCTTCGTATTGACGGCGGTGCTTATGTTGTCCTCGAAGAAGGCGATAAGGTCATGATGCAAAGCGAGGCTGGTAGTTCATTTAGCACCATCTGCACTTTTGAACTGATTAAGAAACAAGGAATTTGAGATGACTTACCTTGAACTTGTCAACAATGTATTGAAGCGACTGCGTGAGCCTACGGTTACTTCGGTCAACGACACCATGTATTCCAAGATGATTGGTGTCTTTGTAAACGATGCAAAGAGAGACGTAGAAGATGCTCATGACTGGAATGCTTTGAGCAATACTTTGACTGCCACCACTACGGATGCAGTCTTTAACTATGTTCTGGTAGGCTCTCAAAACCGTTTCCGTGTCATTGATGTGCTCAATGACTCAGAAGACACTGTGATGCAGTATCGTCCTACTCACTGGATGAACAAGGCTTTCTTGCTGGTAGATCAACAAAAAGCTGCTCCTGTGTACTATAACTTCAACGGTGTAGACAATAACGGAGACACTCAGGTTGATGTCTATCCTATCCCCGATAAAGCCTATACGCTTCGGTTTAACCTGATCATTCCTCAGCCTGACTTGGTTGCGGATACGGATCGTGTTGAAGTTCCTGATCATTTGGTGGCTATGTTGGCTTATTCCAAGTCTATCGCAGAGCGTGGCGAGGATGGCGGTGTTCAGTCTTCTGAAGCTTATCTCCAGTACCGTCTTGCTCTGGCTGATGCTGTCGCTATTGAGCGAAACCGCTACGATGAAGAAATCACTTGGGTCGGTATCTAAATGGCAGAACAGCTTTTAACCTCCAGTATCGCCGCCCCCGGCTTCATGGGGGTAAACACTCAGGATTCCTCGGTTCAGTTGGAGTCCGGGTTCGCTACCATTGCCCAAAACTGCATCATTGATAAGTTTGGTCGTATCGGTGCTCGTAAAGGCTGGCTTCCTAAGCACACGCTTAATACCGATACAGGCACTGCCAGTATCCAGTCCATTGGTGAGTTAATTGCCAATGATGGAACCTCTTATATTCTTGTTGCTGCTAATAATAAACTGTTTAAGCTCAATGGTTCAACCTTGACCACCTTGACCTATGGCGGTGGAGGTGTTGCTCCTACGATCACTAACAGCAACTGGCAGATGGCTGCTTTAAACGGCAAGATGTACCTATACCAGAGTGATCATGATCCTCTAGTCTTCGATCCTGCGGTGTCTACCACGCAATATAAGCGTGTTTCTGAGGTATCTGGATACAGTGGTACGGTACAAAGCGCTAACTGCGTTGTATCGGCCTATGGACGCACTTGGACAGCTAATACGGCTACCGACAAGAATACTGTTCAGTTCTCTGATTTGCTTGCTGGTCACATCTTTGCTACCGGCACTTCTGGTACTTTGAATGTAGCTCAGGTATGGCCTGCTGGCGCTGATGAGATTCAAGCACTGGCGGTTCATAACAACTATTTGATTATCTTTGGTCGTCGTCAGATTCTGGTGTATTCTAACGCCACTGATCCTCAGAACCTTCAATTGACTGACACCATTGTAGGCACAGGTTGTTGTGCTCGTGACTCGGTAGCTGTGGTAGGTACTGATATTCTGTATCTGAGCGATAACGGTGTTCGATCCTTTGGTCGAGTGGTTCAAGATCGTTCTGCTCCTATGACAGATATTAGCAGCAGCGTTCGTGATGAGCTGGTAGCTCGTGTGGGTGCTGAGAACCTAGCGAACATCAAGGCTGTTTATTCTGATGTCAACGCTTTCTACCTGCTTGTGTTGCCTGTCAGTAATGTTACTTACTGTTTTGACACACGTACTAAGATGCAAAACGGTGCGGCAAGGGTGACTACTTGGACTTTGACTCCTTCAGCACTGGCGGTAACTCGCAGCAAAGAAGTACTGATCGGTACAGAGAGCTATGTTGGATACTATGTTGGTAATTTGGACAATACTTCGTCTTATCGTCTGCGTTACTACACCAGTTACTTTGACTTTGGACAACCAACGGTCTTGAAGCTGTTGAAGAAGATTAGCTTTACCTTGATTGGTGGTAATGGATTAGACATTAGTGTTAAATATGGCTTTGACTATGTTGACAACTACCAGTCTCAGATCATCAATATTGGTAACACAACTATTGCTGAATATGGGCTTGCTGAGTACAACATTAATGAATACACTGCTGGTTTGATATTTGACAACCAAAAGATTCAAGCCGGAGGAGCAGGTAATATTGTTCAGTTAGGCATTGAATCAGACATTTCTAACAAAGAATTGTCTATTCAGAAACTTGATGTTTATTGTAAGGTCGGAAGGACTCGATAATGAGTAACTATACCAAAGCCACAGACTTTGCTGCCAAGGATGCTCTTGCTTCCGGCAACCCTGCAAAGATTGTCAAAGGCACAGAGATTGACGCAGAATTCACCGCCATTCAATCGGCTGTGAACAGCAAACCTGATGCTAATAATCCAACCATGACAGGAAACGCCAGCGCAGTGAACCTCACTGTCTCAGGCACTTTTACAGCCACCGTTGACGGAGGTACTTACTGATGGCTACCACTGATTTGTCTACTACTACTGGCCTCTTGTCTGGTCTTGGCAATATTTATGCTGCTAACCAAGCCGCAGGCGCACAGACCGACATTGCTAATGCTCTGTTGGCCCAAGGCCAGCAAGCGGCTGAGATGGCGCAGTTCCGTCCTGTTGGCATCACCTCTCGCTTTGGCACTAGCGGCTTTCAGTTTGACGATAAAGGTCGATTGATCGGTGCTGGATACCAAGTTGCTCCTGACATTGCTGCGCTGCGTGAGGCTCTGTTGACTCAAGCAGGTCAAACCGTTGGTGGTGTCTCTCAGACGCAGCCTCTGCAACAAGCTGCGCTGGCAGGCGGAACTGGTCTGTTTAACCTCGGTCAACAATACGTAGCTGAGTCTCCTGAAGCTGCTCGTCAGCGTTACATTAGCCAACAACAGGCTCTACTGGCTCCCGGTCGTGAACAACAACTGGCTCAGTTGACCAATCAACAACAGCAACAAGGTCGTCTTGGTTTGGCTGTTGGCGGCACTCAAGCTGGCTACGCTCCCGGCGCTCAGGGTTTGATGGCTACCAATCCCCAGTTGGCGGCTTACTACAACGCCATCGCTCAACAAGACGCTCAGTTGGCTGCTCAGGCTCAAAACGCTGCTATCCAGCAGGCTCAAGCAGGTCAAGGACTGATGACTGGAGGCTTGGGTGTTGCCGGTGGTGGGTTTAACCTTCAATCGCAAGCTCTGGCTCCGTTTACGGCTGCTTTGACTGGTGCTACGTCAGCAGAAACTCTGGGACAAGCTCCGTTGAGTCTTGGCGCTAGTCTGGGCGCTCAACAGTCTCAGGCAGGCGCTCAAGCGGGTCAATACCTGACTGGTGCGGCTAAGACCGCTGCCGATTACCAAGCTGGTGCTGCCAAGGCTCAGGTTAATGCTGTCAGTGGCTTGGTTGATCCTGTTGCCGCTTTGATCGGCAATCTGTTGGGTTAATATAAAGGATAGAAGTATGGCTACTGATCAATTTGCAGGACTCTTTGGTAGTCCTCTGAGTCAACAAGAACTTCAGAATCAACTGATTGAGCAACGTGCTGCTCAGGCGGCTCAACGAAGCTTGGCCGATACTGGTGCTTATTTGGGTTATAAAGGCGGTGCTCAGTTGGGTCAAGGAGTTGCTGGTTTGTTTGGACAACAAACTGTTGATCCTATGGTGCGTAAAGCCTCCGATCTTCGTCGCTTGGCTCAAGGCGTGGATGTCACCACGGTGGATGGCCTAAAGCAATACGCCATGCGACTACAAACTGCTGGTTTCAATGAAGAAGCTGCTAAACTCGCTGGTCAGATCAGTGTACGAGAGGCTCAAGAAGCTAAGACTCGGGCAGAGACAATGAAAGCCACTCGTGATGAGCGTGCTTTTGCTCGTGAGGATAAATTGCAAGCTGAACTGCAAGCACTTCCTGAAGGGGCCTCTGAAGCAGATATTCTTAAAGTTGTTCGTCAATATGGTACTCCTGATAAGGTTTTGAGTGCTCTGGAGCGTTCAAGCCTCAAGAAAGCAGAACTAGAAGCTAAGGCTCAGATTGAGAAAGAAAAACAAGAAGCCCGTGAGCGAGAGAAAGAGCGTGATCGTGCGTTTCAGGTTCAATTGGCTCAGTTGCAGGCTTCGTTGCGTCAATCGAACACGGACGTTCAGCGTCAATTAATTCAGGCTCGTATTGATGCTTTGAATGACAAGAAACAAGAAAAAGTAGACAAACAAGTGGCTGCTGCTGAAAACGCCGTTGCCGGTGCTGACCGAGTGATTGCTAAAGTAGACGAAGCTCTGCCCTTGGTGTCTGGACTAACTGCTGGTTTGGGTTCGTTTACCTCATACATCCCCGGAACCTCTGGCGCTAACTTGCGTTCTACGCTGGAGACCATCAAGGCTAACTTGGGCTTTGATCGTCTGCAGCAGATGCGTGATGCTTCTCCTACTGGCGGTGCTTTGGGTCAGGTGGCTGTGCAAGAATTGACTGCACTCCAATCCTCCTTGGCTTCGTTGGACATGAACCAGTCTCCTGAGAAACTAAAGAGTAACCTTGACCAGATCAAGTTCCATTACAGCCGCTGGCGTGATGCTGCTACTGGTAAACTACCCGCTGAAAAGCAGACTGCTCCCGGAGCTGCAGCCGCCCCAACGCCTGCACAGCAGCCCTCTGGCGCTACGACCAGCAAAGGCACTCGTTATCAGATCATTGACTAAGGATTATTATGCCTACATACATGATTGAAGGCAAGCGTGTTCAGACGGATACGCCTTTGTCTGACGCTGAGATTGATGAAATTGCTTCCTCTATCAAAGCTCCTAAGTCTGAGACACAGCCTTCTATGGCTGATCAAGCCAAACGACAAGCAGGACTTACTGCTAGGACAGCCATCACTGCATTGTCTTCCCCTGTGACCGCTGCGGCTGACTTCTTGGCTTCAGCGGCTAACGTTGGTTTGAACCTTGCCGGATCAGAAAAGCGTGTCCCTTTGTTGTCTCAAGTACAACAACAAGGATTGACTGCTATGGGTCTTCCTCAGCCTGAGTCAACGGTTGAAAAAGTTTCTCAGGGCGGTGTAGGAGCCATGCTTGGAGCCGCAGGAGCTGCAAAGCTTCTTCCGCAGACTGCTCTAGGTCAAAACCTCGTGCAACAGATTCCTGCCGCTGCTGCCGCCGGTGCTGTCTCACAGCCTGCTTATGATGTCACCAAAGAGCTGACTGGTAGCGATATTGCTGCCACTATTGCTTCCTTGGGTGCTTCTACCGTAGCTGCGGGAGCCGCTGGTAAGATGGCAGGCAAGATGACGCAGCCCTCTCAGCCTGTTGTAACGATGGATGAGATCAAACAACGAGCACAACGAGCTTATACCACTATGGAAGACGCAGGTGTAAGCCTGAAGAACAACAGCGCTCGTGGATTGATTGGAGATATGCGTAAAGCTCTTGAGGACGCTAATTGGCTACCTCAGAGTAAACAACAATCAGACATTGGCGATACTTTGCGTCGATTCAACCAAATTATTAAAGACAAAGATGTGTCGTTTACTCAATTGGAGCAAATGCGTGGTCTTGCCACTTCTTTGAAGAACTCCAATGAACCTAATGTCCGTCGTCTTGCTGGCGTCATGACTGAGAAGATTGATGACTTTGTGGCTAATATTAAATCTTCTGATATATCCACAGGCGCAGGAAACGCTGAAAAAGCCATTAAGAGTGTAATGGAAGCCCGTAAAGACTGGCGTAATCTGTCTCGTGCTACTGTGTTGGATGACATTTTGAATGTTGCTGATGCTAAAGCAATTAATCCTTCTGCTTCAGAAGCATCCATTATTCGTCAAAAGATGATTGATCTTCTGGCAGACAAGAACAAAATGCGTCTATTCTCGGATAAAGAGCAAAACGCAATCAAAGCAGTAGCCAAAGGAGGCCCCTTTGATCTGTTGTTGTCTACCACTGCTCGTTTGAATCCTCTACGTAGCCAGATTGCTTTTGGTAGTAACCTCTATGTTGCCGGTCAAAGCCCCGCTGCTGCGGCTGTAATGGGTGGCGCTGGTTTTGCTGCCGATAAACTCCAAGGCGCTGCTCAACGAAGCGCTACTCGTGGTCTGATGAGTGATATTCTTGGCGGAACTGTGCAAGAGCCTCTGCCTCGCACAAGTATTCAAGGATTGTTTTCTGCTGCGGTAAATCCGCCTCAATAAGATGCTGACACTGATCTCTACTTTTCTATCGTTCCTCATGGGCGGTCTTCCCCGCCTGTTGGATTTCTTCCAAGACCGGGCTGATAAGACCCATGAACTTGCCTTGGCCCAGATGCAGACTGAGCGAGAGCTGCAAATGCTCAAAGAAGGCTATGTGGCTCAGGCTCGGGTGGAAGAAATCAGAACCGATCAGTTACAGATTCAAGCCAATGTTGAAACCCAGAAGTATCAGCTCCAAGAGCGCCAAGCCCTCTATGAGCACGATATGTCTTTGTCTGAGGGAACCTCTCAATGGGTTAAAAACGCTAGAGCCATGGTGCGTCCTGCTATCACATATGGCTTCTTTGCCTTACTGGTGTTTGTCGATGTGTTTGGCTTTTACTATGCCATCAAAACAGGTGTAGAGTTTGATGTAGCCTTGAACCTATTGTGGGATGACGATACTCAGCAAATCTTTGCAGCTATCATTTCCTTCTGGTTCGGTACTCAAGCTTTCTCTAAGAAATGATCCGACAAAGCACCCTAGAGATGCTCAAACACCATGAAGGTGTGCGCCTAAAGCCCTATAGGTGTCCTGCAAGGCTTTGGACGGTGGGTGTCGGTCACGTGATTGATCCTAGCCACATAAGGGTTCCATTTGCCGATAGAATGGCTTTAGAGCTTCCAAAAGAGTGGGATCGTACCATGACCTTAACTGAGGTAGATAAACTGCTCCAAGACGATTTAAAGCGGTTTGAAGAGGGTGTTTTAAGGTTATGTCCTGCCACACGCACCAATGTAGGGCATTTTGAGGCTTTGGTGAGCTTTTCCTTCAATGTGGGGCTAGGAAACTTACAGAACTCGACATTGAGGATGAAATACAATCGTGCAGACTATGATGGAGCCGCTGATGAGTTCCTTAAATGGGACAAAGCAGGCGATAAAGTCCTGCCGGGTTTGACTAAACGAAGACAAGACGAAAGAAGCATCTTTCTAAGAGGATAAAAAAAGGGGCCTTTAGTGGCCCCTTAAAGTTTTCACCCTTCTACCAAAATAGTGCTATCTGGATGAAGCCTAAGAATATGATAATTCCGTGGCCTACCTCGATTTCTTCTGTTTCGACATCCTCAATAAAGATTGAGTCCGTATGAGCGATGCCAAAGGCAAGGCCATTGATCAGGGTAATGTTAAAGTCCATTAGAAACTCACTTCACAGTTACCGGCGGTACACGCCAGTTGTTGAGCACCTTCGACGTTATCGGTCATTTCAATGAAATGTTCCCAGTTAATGTCAGTAGGCATCGCAGAGGCAAGACTATGGTAAGTGTACTCATCAATCTCCTCGTAAGGGGCTTGCTTGTAAGTACCGCCATCATAGGGAAGATATGAGACCCCAGTGATTTCATCAAAGTGTTCCCAAGTCCAAGCGCCAACGATAGGCCACTCGTTCTCTTTGACACTGATGGTCACAGAAGGCTTATGCTCACACCAGTGACGCTGAAAAGCCAGCCATAGACGCAGGTGAGTCAACGCATCAATATCGTCTCGCAACACAGCGCCTTTCTCTACTCGCATGGGGAAGCTAAACACAGTGGTTGAGTCAGGCTTCATCACACAAGGCTCGGCAGGGATTCCCTGAGACTTCATGAACGAAGTAATAGGGTCTTTATTATCAGATCGAACACGGCGGATGAAAAACTGACTATGCTGAGGATGAATACCAGAAGCCGTACCTGTGAGTTGGGAGACTGTTCCCTCGGGCTTAACACAAGTGATAGCAGCACTGCGATTGATACCAATAGCGTCAGCAAATTCAGCGTTTGTACGAATAGCAACATCTTTCAGTTCCTCCAGACGGTTAGCCAACTCCGGGTCAGCAGGGTTGTTGATCAACGGGTTGTCGAGAATACCAGTCATTGACACGCCAAGCAAGCGTTCTTCTTCGGTATTGGTTTGCCAAATCTTACGCAGATAAGGGAAATGAGTCATGGTGCTTTGGAAAGTACCTAGAATCGTTGCAATACGAATCTTCTTAGCCAAAGACTCCATGGTGTCGCTACTACGCACCACTGCGGTGCTTAGGTTACAGAACTGATACGGACGCAGGATGATCTCCGAGCAGGGATTAGTACCCCACTCTTTATCAAACTCACGGCGACCATTCTTGCTGGCTTGCTTGACAGAAGCATAACGATTGAAAATGCCACGCTCACCAGAATGCGATTCATATATGTTCGACCACTCACGCATGAATTGACCCACAGAAGGCTTAACCTCGTAGACAGCAGAGTTGTTAGCCAGAGCACGCTGACCGTTACCGTCCCACCAACTACCGGCTTTAGCGTGAGCCATACGGTCATCAGAGAGATCAGACAAACTGATCATTGCACTACGACGCACTCCCCCAACAACGACAACTTCCCCGATCTTACAGAGAATGTCATGACACTCAAGGGTGTGCAGCTTACGCCCCGCAGCTCCTTTGAACTTAGCGACAACATACTTGAACAGCTCGACAAGAGGCTCTGGGCCTGATGCCCGTCCACCGAAGGTTTTAAGCCGAGTTCCGGCAGGCCGTACAGCAGACACATCCCACTTCGGAATCTCTCCAGCGTATAGCAGGGCAATAACTTGTCGCAAAGCCTTAGCCCAACCTTCTTTGGAGTCCTTGACAACGATAACTGTGCCACTATCGTACAGATTCTCAGGGATTTCAGGAAGTTTGTTAACATACTTTTGCTCCACGCTAAAGCCAACACCAGTGCCACACAACAAGATATACATAGCCTCATCAAAGGCTTTGGGATCATCCACAGGCAAATAAGAGCAGTTGTATCCTGCGATATTCTGACGCTCCAGAGCCTCTCCAGCCGTCATAATTGATCTCATTGAGGGCATCACTTCCAGATTAGTCACAGCATCTTGCAACTCGCTACGAAGCTCAGGCGTAAGAGTATATTTCATCTTCTCCTTCAGGTGTTTCTCCATGAAGTCAAAGTAACGGTTTACAGTCTCGGGCCAGTGCTCACGGCGTTGCTTATCGTCCAAGAAACGGGAATAGCGGCTTTTGGCGATGTAAGTGGCGTAAGGGTTTAGTTTTTCAGTTTGCATTTTCAATCATCCTTTTTGCTTTCATTTGTTGATTTTTCGCTCCTCCCATCAGCATGGACACACGCTGATAACCATAACCCATCTGATGCAGCGTTTTGGCAAAAGCAGCTAATTCTGGATTATACTGCCTACCTCGGCTCCAATGATCCGGATTACCTAGCTCATTCATAGGCGGTTTTTCTGTTTTTATAATAGAACTTTCAATTTCCAATGCTTCCTGTTTTGTCAGTGCTTTTTTCTCTATTCTAACAATATTCTCCAAAGTAAAACCTTTGTTATATTGTTCCTGAAGCCATAAAAAATGTTTTTCATTTCTTTGGTTTCGTCTACAACACCAAGCCCTGTCGTATCGGCCCACACCTATATATTGTCTGGAGCCGTTTTCAGGGTCAATGTGAGAGTAGACATAGTAGGTTTTGTCTGTCATCATTGTCCTTCTTCTAGTTCAATCAGTTTTTGCAGATAGTGGATTGCTTTACGCAGATCGTCCACTCCCCCTTTGTCTTTCCAGCGGGACACGTATTTTACACAGTTTCCTTCAAAATAGCCAAGGTTATTTACATAAATGTAGTCCCAAGGCTGGATTTCTTTGTCACGATAGTGACTTCCGCCTACTTGAACTCCGTTAGAACCGTGGTGTTGAATACTTTTGATGTATTCAGCTAATGTTACTTCCTTTTCCATACTTTTTCTCCAAATATTCAATGCTGAGGAACATTTCATCAAAGTGTCCGTCTTTAACCTCGTTCATCACGAGAAGTCCACGCCAATGGCGGTTGCTAAGTTGATCCATGTAACTTTCATCGTGAAGATAATAAGACCCCACCACGATAGCAGTAATAGGAACTCCGTCAGCCCTTTTACCATACGCCACTGCTTTTCCTTGCTGATGTCCAGCAACGCATGACATATGTAGCTTACTGATAATAGCGGCAGGAGAAGATGCAGGTCGTCCCATTGCGCCAACAGGCCAATAGTGATTGAACCCAACGCCATTGATGAATACAGGGCGAAGGAAAGCATGAACCTCCCAGTCTTTCTCATAGTTTAAATCCTTTACTGAAATGAGGCCCTCAAGCGTGGGGTTGTTGTTTACCGCCCTGTCAATTCGATTCTCGTGATTTCCTAGCGTCAAGACCATGCGAGGCTTGTATACCTTCTCTTTGTTCTTACGCTGACGATCCTGCAAGTCCCTCAGAGGCTGCAATAGCATCTTCATGGCCTTATGAACAATCTCAACATCCTTCTTGTATCGAAGGCCCTCAAAGTATTTAGAGCCTTTGATGTCGTGACTGCTGAGACTAGGCATATCTGCAAAGTCGCCGATATTGACAACAACATCAGGACGATACTCACAGATCGCTTCTCCAGCCCATGAGAGGTGCTCCAGAGGAACACCCTCACGAACTTGACAATCAGGGATGACTAGGATTCTCATTTGTATGTCTCGTCTTGGGAAGAAGGAATCAGGTCTGGATTTTCTAACACAAGCTTTTCAAATACTGTTCGATCCATCTCCCGACCAGAAGCCCTAGACTCATTAGGATCATTAAACGGCATAGCAACACTGTAAAAGACTTGCTCACGGATGTTATAACCATAATGCCCTTCTAAGAACTGTAGGAAGCTCTCTACGACATTAACCCATGTGGTTCCGTCTTCAAACTGTAAGTCTGTTTTGGTAAGCACACTAGGATATAACCCTATCGGTTCATTATCGTCTTCATAACGAAAGGTATAATTAACGCTCATCTCCACTACCTCCAATTTGGTTACGTTGTTTACGATCTTCAAGCTTATCAATGTTAGTAATAGCAACATCTTCCAGCTTGATATTGAACTGTTCAGCAATCATGGCGATAAACCACAGACAGTCTCCTAGTTCTTTCTTCATGTCCTCCTTGAGAATTGAATTATCACGGAAATGTGCATCACGAAGATATTTTGCCCACTTTCCTGCAACTTCCCCGGACTCAGCAGCAAGACCGGGGATGAGATACATCAGCCCTTTAGCGGTCGATAGGGCATAAGTTTCAGCCCTGTCTTGATACTCATTGAACTCCATTCATAGCCTCCTTCACTGACGGAAACAAAGCAAAGATGATAGCACGACATTGTTCTGCTACTTCACGATGTTCTTTCTGTGTTGCAGGATCACAACGAATATCAATGTAGTGAAGCCAGCTACGAAGAGTTCCGTTCATATACATCTTACTCATTGTCAATCCTTCCGGCAACAAAGCTCTAGCAGTCTCTTTAGCAATTCCTTTGTCCAAGGCTTGAGCATATAGACTACTGGCCTTCCCGATCATCTCAGCTTGAGCTTCCTTCCAAAACTGGTGTAGTTCTCCGTTGTCAGTCTGGAGGCTGTTCTGACGATTCAGTAAGTCCTGTGTGCGGCACTCACGAACATCAAAGCCGTTAGCAACAGCATATCGTTGGCTGAACTCTTGGAAACTGAAACTACGGTGTCTCAGGATTTGACGAGCAATATCCCGTGTGGTTTCAATCTCCATGCAGACGTTCACCATCTCGAAAGGACTCCAGTGTTTATGCTTTATTAGGTACTTCAAGAGTTTCGGGGAAGAGGTCGTGTTGTTCTGGTTCTCGGGATTGCTCACCCGAGCCATGTACGCTATCAGATTCTCCCCGTTCGGTGTCCCCCAAACTAGTTTCACTTGGCTCATATTTCTCACCTTCCTCGATTCCATTCTTAATTGCAGTCAGGATTCCTAGATTTAGGAGCATCCCCATTTCTGTTGAATTTAGATCAAAACTAAAGTCAGCAGACCCGTCGTCATTCTCTTTAATCAGATTTACTTTCACGGCAATTCCTTATAAAGTATTCAGCATCAACGATGGCTAGAGGCTTACATTGATTCTGTTTGATAAAGACAACAGGCTCATGAGTCCCATGTGAGCAGGCTTGGTTGTAGAAATCATAGACGGCAATACGAGCATAGCTTTTGCACTCGATCTGCCACGGATAGATTCTACGAGCCGCTGGAGAGAGCATAACGTCCTCTCCACCTGCACCCATTGACGTTGACTTAATATCGTCTCCTTCAAGCTCTTTGGCTGCGTTCTCCAACATCCTTGAAGCAACCCACTTCTGTAGGTTTCGTCCTTTTGCTTTAGCTGATGATGTCTTCACTGTTTCGTCTTCTCGTATTGATGCAACAAAGAGGCAAACGCATCGGTAAACTCTTCGTCATGGTTAGTCTTTCCCATCGTGAACAAAATCGCATGAACAAGCTCATGGCACAGGGTTTGGTCTGTGATTTGTTTGTTCATCCCTGCTCGGATCAGAATCTCTTGTGTTGCAGGATTGCAGGAACCATAGTCAGCCATGCCCTCGATGTAGCGGATTGTCCAATCAAACCCTGCTAACTGGAAGGAGGCGACCAAACTTGCTGTGGGGTTCTTAGGAGCCATAGAAGCCTCCCATTTTCCAATACTCTTTCTGCATCTCCATCATACGCTTTAAGACACGCATCATACAGTTCCTTTTCAGTCTTACAGTCCTTGAGGATTTTAGCGGCTTTAGCCACTCCAATGCCCTTCAAGCCCTGCACGTTGTCAATCCTGTCACCAGTCAATATCTGACTGTAGAAGCTCACCATTCCGTCCCACTCAGTAACCCAGTATTTCTCTCTCTTAACAAAGTTATAATGCCATCCTGTTAGCTGGTCTAAGTCCTTGTCAATCGAGCATATCCAGAAGTTACCTTTCTGAGCTTCAATGGCGATAGCGTCATCAGCTTCCATACCTTCAACCTTTATAGCCCCCAAGCGCTCAAGATGATCTCTAATGGCTTGATAATGCTTGGGGCGTTTAAGGTCTTTACGGTTTCCCTTGTATGGAACTGTCTTAGCAACTTCGTGACGGAAGTTACCAGAACCAGTGATGTAAGCCTTGTAGTCTTCGCACTTAAGATCATCATAGACAATCTGGAACACCAAGTCTTTCACTCTGGCTAAGGCAAACTTCTCGTCCTCTTCCTCAGACGCAAACCCCACACGATAAGTAATGATGTCTGAGTCCAAGAGAGCCACCTGTGGTAGTTCAGAGGGTGACATCTTCCTCTTCTTTAGCGTCAGGCACGTAAGTCTTCACCTCGGTGACATACACCTTCTGGATCGAAGGAGCATTACCATGCTTTGCAGACAGCTTATGCTTGTATGCCGACACAATGGCGTTGCACTTGGAGCCGTTCCCCAAAGCATCTACGGGAACAATAGCACCATCAGGGCCTTCGGGATTAAACAAATACTTGCTCTTACCAACAATAAAGTTACCCATGGAGTCTTTGTATTTGACCTTGATACCAAGACCAGTCAACTTAGCCACATCGTCATCACTGATGTTACCGATGGTGCATTCGTAACGGTCGTTGGCTTCGTTGAAGGCTTTGTTAAACTCAGCCATCCATTTAGTCCAGAACAATTCACCAGAGATTTTGACGGGTTTCAAATCACTCATTTTCAATTCCTTTGAAAGTTAAAAATACTGCTTTCGCAGCGGGTTATTGTAGAATCCCAGTGTTATCGGAATTCTGCAAATCGAGATATTCTAACGCATTATAGAGGATTGCAGCGACTTCTTCGGGCAAGAGTGTGTTGCTGTAATACAACATAAACTCTTTCTCGTAGATGTCAATCACAATCTTTTCTTGTGGTTCTTCAGTGTGTTTCACGCCAGTTGGCCCCTATTTTGTATTCGCCATCCAAGGGACAACGAAGGTTGAAATGCTCTCCTGCTTCTACGATAGACATTCTAGCAGCTTTTCCGGCTTCTTCAGCGATCTCTTGTGGACACTCAAACTGGAACTCATCGTGAACATTTGCAACAAGCTTCACAGGCCACTTGTTTGCTCTGATCTTATCATGAAAAAGAATCAAAGCCTTCTTCATAACAATTGCACCAGCTCCTTGAAGTAGCGTATTGAGGGCGGCGTGCTCCGAGCGCACCCAAATCTTGCGACCATCCAAGCCGGGGACATAACCCTTGTCCGCATACTTGGCAACAGTGTTACGTAGCGTCTGCAACGAGGGAGTTGCGGAAAGAAACTTGTTGATAAGCTTGGTTCCAGTAGATGCGTCACCACCAACGATGGAGCCGATCTTCGCTGGCCCCGCACCGTATAGGAAGGCATAAATAAACGTCTTCGCATCATCTCTAGTTGGTAGCCCCGCAGCCTTTTGGTTGAGGGTGTGAACATCCGTTCCATCCTTTGAGCTTCCTTCACAGACCGTTTTGACATAGGTTTCATCCTTCATGTAATGAGCCAACATACGCAATTCAAGACCAGAAGCGTCACAGCCGACAAGAACATTACCGGCATCAACAGTCCAGCACTGACGACACTCAGGGCCATATAAGCTTCCTGCGTTTGGTATCTGAGCCATGTTAGGCTTAAAGTGAGTCATGCGTCCGGTAACTGCTCCATTGGTGTTTACACGTCCATGAACCCTTCCGTCCTCTTTGACTTCATCAACCCATGATTCAATCTGGGCGATACGCTTTTGCACCAAAAGATACTCAGCAATCACTTTAGCTTCTGGAATATTGACATTCATCAGCGTGCCCTCATCGACCATGGGTTGTCCAGTCTCAGTAAACTTCTTAGGCTTCCACCCAAGTTCAATCAGCTTTTCACCAATTTGCTTTCGAGAGCCGGGATTGAAGACAACGATTTCATCTTTAAGTCGCTTTCCTGTTTTTTCTGAGAATCGCTCAACTGAATAGGGAGGCCATCGCTGCTGCATTTGTTCATTGATTTCTGCCAATCTTCCTTTGAGGTTAGTAAGTAGCATTGTTGCATGGGGAATGTCCAGTTTGAATCCGTTTCGTTCTTGCTCATTGATGATCATTGCCACACGATGTTCGAGTTCCACAGACTCTTGAGAAAACTTATTCTTCTCTAGTCCTTGTGAAACATGATGATATACATCAACCAGAACATCCACATCCCGTATACAGTAGTACTCAAGCAGACCCATAATCGGGTCATCAAAGCACTCACCAGAATATTCTTGCTTTTTGTCATTCATCCACTCCCAAATCTTTGGATAGTCTACCTTGTGTGTGCTTAAACTCTTTCCGTAGCTTTCCAAGCTGTGTCCGTTCTCTCTCGTTGGCTCTAATAGACGCCCTGCTACCAGTGTGTCGAATATCTGCCTCAAAGTAATCTTCGTTTTCCATAACTTGTTCAATATCGGAAAATCGAACCCGACCCCGTTGTGGGCGATTATCTGTGTAGCCGAGCTTAGATAGTCGCTTAGGCCATTGTGATCTTTCCATACACGAATCTCCTGAGTGTCAATGTCCTTCGTTACGCACATCCAAATCTTGTTGTGCGCTAGGTTTGATTCTATGTCCAGTGCAATTCTCATGCTCTTCTTTCAGTTTTTCATAGGAGTTGATTAGGTCGTGGTATCTGGATTGTAACTCATAATACTTGTCTTCCAAGTCCATCAACCTTCCAACAATTTGATCAAGACTCATCATGTGTTCTTCTCCTTGAGTTTGGCTTCGATGACTCTGGCAAAGTCATTTACCCAATAACCAAACAAGATACGATACTCATCGCAAATTGGCTTTAACTCATCTTGCGTCAGCCCCTGCCATTCACGCTTTGGTGCTTCATCTGGGCAATTGCAGGTAGATGCTGTGCCTAGTTCCCATCGTTGGTTACATTTACAACATTGTCCGTAAAACATAGTCACTCCTTAATGCCGTGTGCGGCTTCAATGATTCGGACAAAATCACGCAAAGTTGCTGTTCCGCTTGGAGGGAAAGGCAAAGCATCAATCTCATCATCCGTCAGCGGCTCACGCTTGGGTGGGGATGTGTAGAGGGGTGTCACAGGGCCAGTCGCCCAATCACTTGGGTCGAATTCATGCAGGTT